CTCTAAGCTCTTTGTCCAATAGTTGACTACTAAGTCTTTAGCTAGGACGTTCTCGGATATGTTGTGCTTCTTGATGGGATCATAGTAGGTCTTCTTAAAAGCACAGCCAACAATAGGCTGAGTAATAAGAACCTTATCCATTTCGGATTCCCAGTCTTCATCTTCTTCCAAGAGCTGATAGCTCATGTGTTGTTCTACACGAGTAGCTCTCAAAGCACGTAAACCATCTTTGTCATCACCAACAACACGGCACTTAACAGGCAGGTCACTGTCAATCAGGACAGGGTAACTACGAGCGTGATACTGAAGTGCAGCAATAGTAATGAGGGGGAATTTAACATTGGAAGCATTAGCCCAAGGAAAGTTTTTAGTCTCTGCAACTTGTAGGGCAAGCTTAAGAGAAGTCTCAGTACGCTTTTCCCAAGTCATGCGTGAGTTAAGGTCTGTATCAAAGTCTTTTACGACCCACATACCAATCGTAGACAAGTCCTCAGCACAGAGCTTCTCAGCAATGTTGGACTCATACATAAGATCTTTAATATCAAACTTCTCTTTTAAATTCATATTTAGTACCCACAGATTGCAGAACGACCTGAGTCGATGTCATTACTTTCACGAATATAAGCCTCGTACTCTTCTTCTTCGAGTTCCTTCTCAGTTGGAGCTTCCCACATCTTATCGAGCATCAATCCCAGGTATGCCCAAGCGTCAACCTGGTCATCGTGCTTATCTCTAGGAAATCTGAGCAGCTCATCTTCAAAGTCCTGATACCATTCAGCTTCTTTATCAAATCGACAGGCTCCACTTCTCATACGGGCTTGGATACTTCTAGCACGGGTGAGTTTATCGCCGCTTGGTTTTAACAACACTGTGTTAATGAACTCACCACGCTTAAGCATCTCCTCATTGAGATACGGGCCTATGGCCTTCTGAATAGTACCCTGTTCGAGTCCAAAGAGTACGGGCTTATAAATCTTTTGAAGCATCAGGATTGTATCCACAATTTCTAATGCGTCCATACGTTGTTTAACAACGTGTACACAATACAACTTACCTTCGTCATCCATACCACCAACAACAAAAGCTGAATAGTCAGCCTTTTGGGATTGAGATACAGCCAAGTCACAGGTGGCGTAATAGACAAGTTTCTTCTTCTTGTCTTCTGTTTTCATTGGTGTAAAGTCAGATTTTTTAAAGAAGGTATCGGTTATATCTAAAGGAATGTTTAACATTTCTTGGGAATACACGTCAGCTAAACCCTGACGTACATAATCTTCTTTAAGCATTCTAAACTCAGTAGCCGACTTCATTTCAGGCCAGAGCAGGGTTTTAAAGTCGTCAGTATGAGCACGATACTTAACAGACTTCCAAGGTAATTTATTCTCAGAGTATTCTTTTAAGTCTTCACGAATAAGACTTTTATAGCCCCTATGGGCTACCAACTGAGAAGCTGGCATTAAGTTCTCTAAGAGAGAATCCAAATGAAGGATAGTCCCAACAATACGAATTTTGCCAGAAGATGAGATACAAGGAATAAGAGCACCATAGAACCAACGTTTGAACTTCATACGTCGTTCTTTGTTCATAACAATCTCGTCATTCTCCATATCGTCACCGATGATTAGATCAGGACGTAAGTTAGCCCACTTAAGACCCCGTAGCTTTTGCTCAGAACCTTTAGCTTGTATACGGAACGTATACCCGTCTGTCATCTCAACAATTAAGTCATCCTCAGTATCTTTGGGGAATGGACCTTCTTTGATACCAAACAAAGACCTTAGATCATCATTGTCTAGGATCTCTTTTTTAATGTCCCCAAGGAACTGTATAGCTTGGGATACAGTGTCACTGACAATTAAGACGTACCTAGACTCTCTAAAGAGAACTGAAGCTAGGGTATACGAGTGAGTAACCGCTGTACTCTTGGCGTGATAACGAGGAGCAGCTATGGCTACTTGTTTACTGTTACTAGTAACAAGTTCCCAGATCTCTTTGTGGAACTGAGGAGTAGCTGCAGGTTTATCAAAGTTCTTACGGAGGATAGAGTTAACAAACCCTTCCATCACTTCTGGGTTTAACTTGCTTACAGGAGGCTGTTCTATTGTAGAACCCAGTTTAGCCATTTGTTATTTCTTTAGCTACAACGTCTATAGGCTTCTGAGAAGCAAACCTAGCAAACTCCTCTGAGAGTTTAAGAAGACGATCATCAATGGTCTTCTCTAGTTCTTCCTTTAAGGGAGCTTCACGGATCTTTTCTTGCTTAGACATGAGGTCAGTTGTAATCTTCAAAGCTACGTGAGCCTTAACAGGAACCCTGACAATCTCTCCAGTCTTCTGATCAAACTGAGCATCACCTAGATCTAAACGATCTTCAACAGTCTTAAGAGCTTTGTCTACAACCCTTTTGAGGTTGGAGTCCATCTGCTGTACATCTTCAGCTTGTAGCTGGAGACAATACTCTTTAAACCATTCTTGTTGCTTCCAGAGCTTAAGAGTAGGAAGAGGTACACCAGTAACCAAAGCAGTCTCAGTCATACTGCCTAACATCAAGTACGTACTGACAGCTTGAAGCTTCTGGTTCTGTGTCCAGACAGACTTCTTATACCGGCTATCTCTAGATGTTTTACGTCGCATGTTACTTCTTTCCAGCTATCGCTTCTTAGCAGTCTTAGCAGACTCTTTAAACGCTTTAGCAGTAGGAGCACCCTTAGTCCCAGGAGTACGCATCTTCTCCCCAGAACCTTTGGCTATACGCTTCTTCTTGGCATGTATGTTGGCATACAAGCCTTTAGGCTTAGAACCAGTGTTAATGGGCATTGCTTAACCCTTCTTTCCAATTAGCATTTCCACTTCTTAAGAGCTTTATTGATACGAGAATCTGGATCTTTAGCCTTAGCTGTACCAGTTAACTTCTTCTTCATACCAGTCATACGAGCACAGAAGGAATCCTTACGACTACCACCTTCAGGTTGAGGTGGTTTAAGGTTATGACCTTCCTTCTTGGCAGAAGCTCTGCCTTTAGCATTGAGTCCACCTGAAGGGGACTTACCTTCTTTACGTTGCCAAGCTGGTGATTTTTTACCTGTAGCCATAGTGGTTCCTTGTAAGGTGGGTACTCGCTGCGTCTGGCGTCTCTTTATGTGCCCTGTCTAGAACAAGTAACCAGCATCCGCTTTCCCCTTGGGACTGAAATGTACCACACTAAAATATCTTTGCAAGTGTCACAAATACGACAACCAAGGGGCTTGACAAGAATTGGCAGCTCTTGGATATAATTACTGTATTCTTTTTTCTTTTTACCGTTTTTCTATTTTTCTTGTTCAGGTATATCTATAGTAGTAGGTGTACGTAGTACACAAGTATGTAAGGTCCGTAAGGACCTTTTTTATTGTTTATCACAAACACACTTGCGAGTCCTGTAAGGACGAGCACCTCTTAGCCCTACGGGTGTACAGAGTCTAAGAACCCCCCCTTGTTTTAAAAGTTGTAGCAGCGTTACGGATTGCTATAAATCTAAAAACAACAACAACATATTTCCCCTCCCCCCACCTCAGGATACTAGGTTACTAGTAACAACTATAACTAAACAATAGTATCCCTAGCTGTAATACTTACCTCAGTACAGCTAACTCTATATAGTTATCCACAGGTTATCCACAGTTATGTTTGGTGGTATATAGCACCCCTATATCTATCAACAACTTATCTCCCCCCACACATAGATTGTTGATCATCTATGTTATACCTCCGCTAAGGCTGTTTATAGCCCCCACAGTGAGTCGTTTGACCTGTGTTGATACCTCGACCTATGTCTCACTCTTCAAGCTGTTTAACTGCCGTCTACATCTGACCGTGACACTTAGTTCCTCTATACTGCGCTCCAGCCCCTAGTTCTGTTAAGTGCTCCGGCTTCGCCCTAGCCCGTCTCACGCCAGTCGTCCTTCGTCCTTTGTGGCATTCCCCGTGCGACCTGTTCCGCTGCTGTGGGTTTAGGGCTTCCGCTTGGTTAAGTTGGCTCGACGCTTTTCACCCTCTCTTTTGTGAGAGGGATGAAAACCCTCTCGCTTAATCAACTTAACTTAGAGGAACTTTCAAATGTCTCAATCAAACTTCGACTTCAATCAGTTCAACATCATGACTGAACGTAAGCCTGCCGGTCTTCAGATCTTCTTGGCACAGCAGTTGCTCTCCAACGCTCTGTGGTCTATGGAGAAGTACGATAACCCACACTGCGATGCACTTGCTGATGCACTCAACGCTGTCAAGGTCATTCGTGCAACTATGAAAGCAGAGGCTGCACAACGTGCTGTTGGTACTGCTACTCTCTAACCTTCCAATGGGGACTTAGTTCCCCATCTTTTATTTATCTATCGGAGATTATCATGGACAAATTCTTATCCTTTATGAGAGATTTAGGTTACGCATTAGTAATCGTTGCCTTCATTTCATTCCCTGCTGCTTTATTAATGATTAACGATATTCATGCCTGATTATCACGCTGTATATCTCAACGGAGATGCTGTTGTCAGAACTGCTGATAATGGCATCTCAGAGCTTGAATGGAAATATGGATGCAGGATATTACCTCTGGAGTTAACTAGAGAACAACCTATCTTGCATTATCTACGCTCTAATGGATACAACGTCCTCAATAGAGATGAATGGAAACAATTCATAGATGACTTCGATGACGACTATGTTCCTAGTAACAGATTCATTAGTACTATCCATGTCCCTGACAAATGGGATTGGAAACCAGAGATCTACTAATGACGCTCACTCCCGCAAGTCCACCGCCACCTCTGGTGGCATTGGCCTCGCAAGTCGTTCGCTTCAATTCTTCAATCGGGCTAGCACCCGCCGCTTTGCGGGGCGGCGTGCGGCTGCGCCCTCTTCTTTATTTTTATAGGAGTTAGTTATGGGTTTAGATATGTATCTCACAGCAAAACGTTTTGTTCGTGATTGGGATGAACAAGATAATGAACTTAATGAATCAATTAAAAAGTTAGATCTTCCGTATCGAGTACAACTACTGGAGATGGAAGCTATGTATTGGCGTAAAGCCAATGCTATCCATAAATGGTTTGTAGATAATGTTCAGAACGGTATAGATAACTGTGCTGAGTATTTTGTAGATCGTACAAAGTTATCAGAGCTATTAGAACTATGCAAGATTGTTAAATCAGATCCAGAGACTGCTAAGAAATTACTTCCAACTACAAGTGGTTTCTTCTTTGGTAATACTGGATACGATGACTTCTACTGGGGAGACATTGATTTAACTATAGATGCTTTGGAGAAAGCACTACAACAAAACGATAGAACAGAGTTCTTTTACTCATCATCTTGGTAAACATTAGGAGAAAGCTATGGGAAAGTGGAAACAATTAGTTAGCGATGTCTATGATGACTACGAAATTATGGTTAACATCTCAGACCCCTACATTGAAGAGCTAATGGCTGATGCTCCAGTAGCACCGCCACCAACAGAACAAGAGTTAGAAGAAATGAACAAAGCGTATCTACTCAAGTATCCCGATGCGGATCTTGATCTTCCTTTCTAAGCAAAGTTCTTTCAGATCCCATTGGCAACAGTGGGATGTGGAGGCAATTTTGCCTGTTTAAGTTAGGAAATAGTATGGAAGAAACAGACGTTTCAACTCTCTATTCTGCTGCTACTGAAGCTTTGGTCTCAGAGACTTCAGCTACTAGCACTTTCGAGAAGATGATCAGTGTTGCTTATTCACATAGCACACCAGAGACCTTCGAGAAAGAAGTTAAAGAGACTGAGAAGATCATCAAAAAAGAGTTTGACATCGGTGCTATGCCTGGCTCTTGGAGATCAGCTAAAGCTGTGATTCAAGGTGCTATGAAGCTTGGTATCGGACTCATTGATGACAACGGCAAGTATTGCGGTAAAACCTACCTGCAAAGCAAGATCAAAGAGATGAAGATCGACAAGAAAGAACCAATGACTGATGAGAAATACGCTCAGAAGGTCATTGATCTGTTGATCAAAGTTCCTGATGATATTGATGGTACTCGTGTCTACACATTGGTTAAAGACTTCCTGTACGGTAAGTAACAACCATGCTAACCCAAAGCATTGAGGTTATGAAATACGTCAGAGCTAGTGCTGGTAGAGCTGGCATCTCTGTCGTATTTGAAAATGTCAATCAACCTCGACATGATGGTAAGACAATCTATCTTCCCAAAATCACTACAGAAACAAGTCTTAGTGACCTAAAAGAACTCATGGCATCTGTTGATCACGAGGTAGCTCATGATCGTTTCAGTTGCTTTGATGTTCTTAAGGAGAAGAAGATAGATCCTAAAAGCATCTTGATGTTCGTTTGGAACTTCTTGGAAGACTCAAGGATTAACACCATTGAGGCTAACGAGTACAAAGGTTTCAGAGACAATTGGGATGAAACTAGCTCACCAATCGTAACTCGTGTTCTTACTGCTGCAAAGAAGCAAGACACACTCATTGGTAAGTTATCCACAGCTCTCATTTGTTGGGAGACAAAGCTGCTTGCTCATCATTTTCCGTTACTGGAGATGGCAGCTAGCAAGTTCACTCCTAACAAAGAGATAACAAATGTTCTTAATAACAATAGTAGTCGTCTTATTGCTTGTCATCAAATCCTCGACAAGAGGTTAGGTACAGAAAGCACCTATCAACTGGCTGTTGACATCCTCAAAGAGCTGGGTGAAGAGTGCAAAGAAGAGCTAAAGGAAGAGTTTCAAAAGTCTTCTGGTAAAGCTAAGGGCAAAGACGGTGAAAGTGAAGAATCTACTTCTATAGAAACTGGTCCTGAATCTGCGTCGGAAGACAAAGGTAGTGAGGAAAAGCTAAAAGAAGATGATTACAGGATCTTTGATGTCAAGTTAAGCAAGGAAGATCTCGATAAGTACTCATTGACAGTGCCTGAAGAAGGCGAAGAGATGGGTAAGATCGGCATCAACATTGTTGAACCAGTCAATGTGGACAACATGGACTGGGATATGACCGACTATAGCAAGTTTATAGTTGTTGACTATCCTAGAAACACTGGTCCAGAACAGATGAGGCTTACTAGCAAGTACACCTACAACTTCAAAGAACAGTATGAAGTACGAGTTGGTGACAAACTAGTTAGTCAAGAGAACTTTGCTCAACAAGTTCGTAAGCTCATTCAGATACGAGCTAGGGTACAGACACAGTATGGTACGAAGAAAGGCAAACTAGATCAATCTAGGTTGTCTCGTATCTGCTTCAATGCTCCTGGCTTCAATGAACGAATCTTTAAGAACAAAATTGAGAACAAGACTCTGGATGCTGCTATCACAGTTCTGGTTGACATGTCTGGTTCAATGAATGGTGACAAAGCTTATTACGCTTTGGCATCTACGTTGTTGCTCAATGAAGTCTCTTCGACTCTTAACATTCCAGTTGAGATCTTGGGTTTCACTGACATAGATGGTTACAACGCAGCTCCATTGATGTTCATCTACAAATCATTCTCTGATCATCGTGTCAGTAATGATGCGTTGATTGAATCATTTTCTAAGAGCAGTAGCTTTATGAATGGTAATCCTGACGGTGAGAACATTTTGTGGTCATACGACAGGCTTATCAAACGTAAGGAGAGAAAGAAGATCTTGATCGTAATGTCTGACGGTAGTCCAGCAGCTTCTAAAAGCTCTAACGGTATCGAAGGCTTTACGCTACAAGCTATTCAAGAGATAGAACGTTCTAAAAAAGTGGACATCTACGGCTTAGGTCTTTGCAGTGACTCAGTTAGCCATTACTACAAAGCTCATGATGTCGTAAGAGATCCATCAGAGATTCCAAGTAAGTTGATTTCTTTAATAGAGAGGAAGGTAATACATGTCTAGTCCAAAGGTAGACGATCTAGTCAAGGAGGCTCTCAAACGAGAGTTAGAAAGACGTAAACGTCCTACTGCACCAAGTAGTGAACTAAGCCTAGCTGATGAAGTTGGTGCTTTGATTGACGAAATGGTAGAGAGTAGGAAATCCAAAATGAAAGAACCAGCAGTGGTAGCTCATCCGAAGCTCAAAAGCAATCAAAAGCTTTTCTCAGAGCTTACAGGTGTCTACGTTAGGGATGAAGATGACTTTGGTGTCACTTGCTTTCACGACTATGAGTGGGATGAACGCTTAGTTCCTTTCATTCCAGAAGTCGATAAAGGCTATGTCATCGAAGAGGAAGCGGCCTCTAACATTCTTTTAGCGTGGGAATTAAATGAGAAAGTTCTTTGCTATGGCCCTACAGGGGCCGGTAAATCAAGTCTTATTCAACAGCTTTGTGCTCTTACTAATCGTCCTTTCGTTCGAGTTAATTGCACTGGCGATATGGATTCTTCAATGATCTTTGGTCAACTAACGGCTAAGGATGGTTCAACAATCTGGGTTGACGGTGCTGTTACCGAAGCTGTTAAGTACGGTGCAGTATTCGCTTGGGACGAGTGGGACGTAACACCTCCCGAGATCTCAATGGGTCTACAGTGGCTTTTAGAGGACAACGGCAAGCTCTTTCTCAAAGAGATGCCTGGTAGTACCAAAGACAAGCAAATTGTCCCTCACGAGCATTTCCGGCTAGTCGCTATTGGCAATACACAAGGTCAAGGCGATGACACTGGTTCACATGCTGGTACTAACGTTCAAAACTCTGCTACATTGGATCGCTTTGGTACTGCGGTATACATCAACTATCTCAACCCATTGGTTGAGGAACAAATGATCAACAACAAGTGGAGTGCATCAATTGCTCCTAAGACTACCAAGGAACTTGTTAAGCTAGCTAACTTGATTCGTCAAGGCTATCAAGCTGGACAGTTTAATCTTACGGTGTCTCCTCGTTCGTTGTTCAGTATCTGCCGAAAGATGGCTGCTGGTTACACACTCAAGAAGGCTTACAAGGTTGTGTATCTCAACAAACTGAATGAGACACAACGTAAGGTTGCTGACGAGTTGTTCAACAAAGTGTTTGGTTCTAGAGAAGACTAAAAGTCAAAACCACAAGGCTCTCCTACGGGAGAGCTTTCTATTTTGAGTTTTATTGGGAGAACGTATGACTGACGAACAAATCATTGAGATGGCTAAAGAGGCAAAACTGCCACATTATTGGGAAACGGGTGACATTGTGTGCTTTGATCAAGTAAGGCACTTTGCCAAACTGGTAGCACAGCATGAGCGTGAGGCGTGTGCAAAAGAAGCAGACAAACGACTGTATGACTACACCATGCTTTTATCAAACCCGCCACAAAACGGTGCGGCATGGAGTATTGCGAACGCAATCCGAGCAAGAGGTGAAGAGTGATTAGCAAACAGCTAATCCTAGCTAATGCTCCTAGTAACATTGGGCAGCAAGTACACGTCAACCACACAGGCTGCGAAGCAGGTGAAGACAAAAAGCGTAGGTTGTACATCAAGCGTACAGAAAAAGGTCTGCTCGCATACTGCCACCATTGCAACGACAGGGGCTTCGCATCAGACACCAGCTCTAGGTTGTGGGAGTGGCTCCACAAAGACACGGCGACCAATCACAGCAGCTTCAAAGCTACATTCGGACCACTAAGTCCCGAAGGTAAGGTGTGGCTGCACAAGCACTACTGCGATCCAGCAGATGTCTACTTTAGGGGTGTACTAGGCCACCTAGATCAAGTTGCTCTAACTCTGTATGACCCATACTGGAATCCTATAGGCTATCAGATCAGGAACCTTAAGAAAGAACCTAAGTATCTGACAAAGATTACAAGCACAACAGCAGACTCTGCTTGGTTTAAAAACGACAACAGCACGTTATACATCACCGAGGACTATCTCAGTGCGTACCGTATTCACAATGACCTGGATGCTACTTCGCTAGCGTTACTAAGAACAACGATCACTGACAAGACTCTGATCCAAATCAGTGAGCTAGGTTTCAAGAAGATTTTTATATGGCTAGACCCCGATGAAGCAGGGAGAAAGGGGGCACGGAAAGTGCAGGAGACACTTTCACACTATCTGGATCGTGATGTTGAGATCTTCAACTACGAGAACATTAAAGAACCAAAACAATACAAACCAAAGGAACTCAATGGACTACTCAGTTCTTTATCTCTGTGCTGAGAGCAGAGAAAACTTTAGTAAGTACAGAAGGTATGTAAAGCCTCATGTAGTCACTAAGGAAACAACAGTCATCCTTGATGGTATGGATCGTTACTACAAGACGTTTCCAAGCATCAGCAAGGTTAACTGGGACTCGTTCTCTGCATACTTAATAGCGGATCAAAGCAAACGTTTGACTGACGATGCAATCGTTAAGCTGCGTATGACTTTGACCAAAGCAAAAGACTTTGAACCACACCATGCTCACGAGGAAGTAATCAAGACTCTTATCGAGTTAGATTACTTAGCAAAGATCATGGAAGAATGTGAGAAAGTCAAAGAAGGTTCTAGTGATCTTGAACACGTTCATATCCTAGCAACCAATGCTCTTAAAGATGTGGAGAGATACATTGAAAAAGATGAGCTGTTTGTTAGTGCTGATCTATCTACTATTGCGGATCGCATATCATCTTCCGGCTACGAATGGCGCTTGGACGTACTTAATCGTTCTCTTGGTCCTCTCCGCACTGGCAACTTTGTCATTGTTGCTGCTCGCGTCGAGGTGGGCAAGACAACTTTCTTAGCCAGTGAGGTGAGCTATCTGGCTCAACAACTACCCAAGGATCGTCCTGTGGTATGGGTTAACAACGAAGAAGAATCTTCTGTTGTGTTCTTCCGTATCGTTCAGGCTGCTCTTGGTAAAGAGTCTAAAGACATCATTGCTGACTCTAAGGCAGCTATGGATGCTTACACAACTCTTATGGGTGGTAACAAAGATAAGATCCGTGTTACTAAAGACACCAACAATCTCAAAGACCTTGAGACTCTTTTTAAAGAAGTCAATCCAGGTTTGATCGTATTCGATCAGCTTGACAAGGTTGATGGCTTTAGTAAGTCTGACGATAGAGAAGACATACGTCTAGGTAAGATCTACAAGTGGGCACGTGAGCTAGCTCGTAGCTATGGTCCAGTTATTGCTGCATCACAGCTAAGTGCTACTGCTGTAGACCTTAAAGATCCTCCGTTTATTGGTCTTGATGCCCTACGTGGTTCTAAGACTGACAAGCCTGGTGAAGCTGACGTTGTTATCACGTTAGGTAAGTACAAGGAACCTAAGAGTCCAGAGGAAGAAATGATCCGTACTATCAATGTTCCTAAGAACAAACTTCCTGGTGGTGGTGCTAAACAGATGGAGTCAGAACGTCACGGTCAATACCTTGTGACTATTGATCCTATCCGTGCTAGGTATGAGTAAATTAACTAAAGAAAGGCGATTGGAAAACCATGACCAATCCTACATTTGTAGCTATAGATGTTGAGACAACACTCAACGGTAATGAAGAAATTGGATCAGCGCATCCTAGTCATCCAGATAACTACGTAGTAGCTTATGGCATAGACGCAGATGACTTCAGTGCAACAACATACGAGGAAGAAGTATTTGAGCGTGAGCTATATACCTTCCCTAGAGATGCAATCCTATGTGGTCACAATCTAAGCTTTGACTTAATGTATCTGTTTAAGATAGGTACACACGCCAAAGAGGTTCTGCAAGATCATAAGATCTGGGATACACAACTAGCTGAGTACATCCTTACAGGTCAACGCACTAAGTTCTCTAGCTTAGATGAGTTGTCAGTTAAGTATGGGCTAGAAGTTAAAGATGATCGCATCAAGAAATACTTTGAAGCTGGTCTAGGTTCTGACAAGATTCCCAAAGAGGAGTTAATTCCTTATCTTGAACAGGACGTATACAACACTCGCATCATTGCTGAGAAGCAATACAAGCAAGCTGTAGCACAGAATCAACTAAAGCTCATTGAGTCTCAAATGCTAGCCTTACACGCTACAACAGAGATGATGTTCAACGGCTTACACATTGACAAGGAAGCACTTGATAAGTACACAGTTGAGGTTGTTAACGAGTACGTACAGGTCAAGCTTGACTTGGAAGAGTTAGCTCGTGGATATCTTGAAGATATCAATAGTCCTAAACAGTGGTCACAGTTTTTCTTCGGTGGTACTAAGAAAGTCAAGGTCAAAGAGGAAGTAGGCTTCTACAAGAATGGTAAGCCTAAATTTAAATTGGTAGAAAAAGCAGTTACGTTGCTGCCGTTTATCAAGTACACTCCTGATCCCGACAAAGTATCAGCTAAAACAGGCCAAGTGTCTGTTGACGATGAAGTCCTTAACGACATGTTGAACCATACGCTTGATCTTAAAGCTAAGACAATCATCAACAAACTGTTGAAGTATCGTGAGTTGTCTAAGCAGCTCTCAACGTATGTACAAGGTCTTAGCAAACACATCATCGTTAAGCACGACGGTGCATCATACATACACGGTAAGTTGAATCACACATCGACTGTTACAGGTCGTTTGTCATCAACAAGCCCCAATCTACAAAACATCAGCAACAACCCTATCAAGCAGATCTTTACATCTCGCTTTCCAGGTGGTCGTATTGTTGAGGTTGACTTCAATCAACTAGAGGTTGTAGCTCTTGCTCACGTTACCAATGACAAACAACTTATCAAAGACATCTCAGGTGGTGCTGACATTCACTCTGAGTTGTACAAAGATATGTTTGGTAGGTATCCAACCAAGGAAGAGCGTAAGCCATTCAAGTCTCGTACGTTCCAATTGATCTACGGTGCTGGTGCTAAGGCTATTAGCAAACAAGCTGGATGCAGCCTAGACGAGGCTAAGAAGTTTATTGATGTGTTCTATGGTCGCTACCCCAGCGTAGCTGTATGGCACACATCATTTGCGGCGCATGTTGAGAAACATGCTCAATACTCCAAAGGAGAAGATGGTTTACTTGATAAGGTACGAAGCTATACGCACGTAACTGAAACAGGTAGGCGGTTCTACTTTCAGGAGTATCACAGTGACAGTAGTTGGTCGAGCAGATCGTACAACTTCAGTCCAACTGAACTAAAGAATTATCCAATTCAAGGTTTAGCTACTGGTGATATTGTTCCAATGATGTTGGGCAATATCTTCAAGGTACTCAAGGATCACGATAAAGTCAAGATGGTTAACACCATTCACGACTCAATTATGTTTGACGTACACGAAGATTTCTTAAATGGATTTCTAGAAGTTATTAAGAACATGTTGAGTAGGACTCACGAGTATTTCTTGGATACGTTTGGCACACCACTTGCTCTGAAGCTCAATGCAGGAGCATCTGTTGGTGTTAATTGGTTTAATATGGAAGAAGTCTAATATGACAATGATGACAGGTATCGTAGAATCCGTTTCTACAAAAGACGTAAACACTAAGTTTGGTTTGAAACCCACCTTCTCTATGAAGGTTAATGGCACTTGGGTCAAATGTGGTTTCAAAGATCCTGGTGTTTCGGTTGGCAATCAAGTTGAGTTTGATGGTGTCACTGGTACTTATGGTGTTGAGACTAAGAAGGTTATTGTTCTCTCCAAAGGAACAACAGCACCTGCTGCAGCAAGTCCAGCATCAACTTCTACTCCCGTAGTAGGCAAGACTTTTAGTGGTGGTGGTTACAAAGAGAAAGTGTTTCCTATCCCTCCGTTGCATGGTGATCGTGCTATTGTTCGTCAGAACGCATTGGCTCGTGCTACCGATATTTACATTGCAGCACGCGGTGGTAAGCCTTTTGAATTAGAATTGTCTACTCTGGATCTGGTTATTCAATTTGCTCGTAAGTTTGAGGCTTACACTGCAGGTGATCTTGACCTAGAATCTGCTACTAACGAAGTCGCAAACGAAGTTGAATCGGACATTTCAACTTTGTTCTAAGTATCCCTACGCAGTTGCCGCTATGTAGGTTTTTGTAGAAGCTGTTAAGCCAGCATTCGAGGATGTCAACACAGGGAATTTTCTGGCTTTCTGCCCTGTTTAGTTGAAGACCAAATCGAGGCTTCTACTCTTTTTGTTCCACGTGAAACACAAGATAGAAAGATAGTTATGAGAGCATTAGTCGATGGTGACATCGTAGTGTACCGAGCTGCTGCCTCTGCTAAAGAAGATGAGGCTTGGATAGCTCAATCAAGAGCTGACCAAATGATGCAAGACATTCTTGCAGACACTAAAGCTGATTCTTACAACGTTTACCTTACAGGTAGTGGTAATTTCCGTAGGGAGATTGCTCCTAGCTACAAGGCTAACAGACCAGACAGCAGACCTAAGCACTGGGAAGCAGTACGAGAGTTCCTAGTAACACAACACAAAGCATTTATTTGCAACGGCTATGAAGCAGACGATGAGATGGGTATCCAACAGGATAAGATCAATCTCTCAACAGTCATCTGCAGCATAGACAAAGACTTACTCCAGATCCCAGGACGACACTACAACTTTGTTAAGAAGTTGCACAGTGTTGTTGTCCCTGAGAAAGGACTAAAGTTTTTGTATATACAGAGTCTCGTAGGTGACAGAAGCGACAACATCATCGGGGTAGCTGGCATTGGCCCAGTAAAAGCAGAGCAAGCTTTAGCAGAGCTTCGCACTGAGGAAGAGTGGTACAACAAGTGCCGTGAACTCTATAACGATGACGAACGCTTTCACCTCAATATGAAGCTACTCTACATCTGGCAGAAGCCCAACGACAGTTGGGAACCACCACACCTAAGAGCAGCACCAACAACCGACTCGCCCCAAAGCGAGGAGGCAACACAAAAGGAGTTACGAGGATGAAAACAAGTGAACTAACAGGTGCCGCCCTTGATTGGGTAGTGGCGAAGTGTGAGCAAAGAGCAGATGCAAATATTAGAGAAGGTTATGCCGGATCATTGCTTGTAGTTGACGACAATGATTTTGGGGCGCCTGCTGCTTACTCCACCAACTGGTCACAAGGCGGGCCAATCATTGAGCGGGAAGGAATTGCCATACTCCAATGCCCACGAGGTTGGGCGGCAAGGATTGGATTTGGGGGCGAATACATAGAAGGCCCCACACCCCTGATTGCCGCCATGCGATGCTATGTTGCAAGCAAGCTGGGGGATGATGTTGAAATACCGAAGGAACAGCAATGACAACAGACATCAACATGCAGCACATGACTATAAAAGAGTATGTTGCTGTAGCTATGCTTTCAGAGCTAGCTAATGCAGAATCAACCCGTAAAGCAATAGCACGACGAGATACAACCTCTCACGAAGTTGTTAGCGTATGCTTTGCTTGGGCAGAAGTATTCATGGAAGTAAGAGAAGAGCGTAATGCCAAGACCAAAAAAACATAACCCCTCAGCGTACCGCAGTGGCTTAGAACAACGTTTTCAAACTGCTTGCGAAGCAAAGGGATGGAGCCTTGCCTACGAACAAGACAAGATCAAGTACGTAATACCGGCAAGTAACCACACATACACACCAGACTTTACTGTTACTAATAACGTCTACATAGAAACCAAAGGTCTATGGACAGGAGCTGACAGGAAAAAGGCTGTGCTGTTAAAGCAGCAGCACCCAGAGGTAACTATCCTCTACGTGTTGCAGCGTAACCAGGGGCTGTCTAAAAAGAGTAAGACAACTTACTTAGACTGGGCAGCTAAGAATGGCCTTGATGCTTGTGTGTTCTCTAACACCGAACATTGGATGGAATTTATTCAAAGGTATTTATGATTGAATTTACTATATTAGAGGCTGTGCTACTAGTAGCAGTGGCTATCCTGGCACTTAGCTACTTTCAGCTACACAAAGAATTTGAAGCATATAGAAGATCCTCATCAATTATCCTGCTAGGCTTACATCAAGGTAAGCTAAAAACAGTTGAAGACGACGACACCATAACGATTAAACCTGTATGAAGATCTCAGCAGAAGCAGCAACCAAAAACAATTTGCTCATCAATTCTATGCAAAAGAAGTGGGCTAAAGAGGAGCAGGAGAAACAGATCCAAAAGGTTCTGCAAACAACTGCTAAAGATTACAACCTAGACATTGTATTTTTCTATGAGAGAGTAGATAAAAATGAACACACGAATGCTTAAACACGTAAGAGAATTGTTTAACACTTCCTATGTATCAAATCAAACCAATAGGCACAACCAACGTCAGTGGGTTAGGTCTGTCAAGTTCCTTGGTGACAAGTGGCTGCTAGCTTCTCACGTACAACGTAAGGAGCAAACTACATAATGCCAGCTATCACTAAGAGGCTACGAGCTTACCTCCAAGAATTTACGGGGGGTATGTCAGTCAAGACCATTGCTGGAGACTTAGATCTCAAACCTAAATCAGTAGCAACAACAATAAATCGTATGCCTGATACTTATATTATTAGTTGGACACGTATTAACAACCGCTGGATACGTCTATGGGCTATAGTAACACCCCCACCAGATGCGCCTATGCCCTCCAGAATGGATGCAAATGAAACACGAGCTAGGAAGAGATAGTTAACTTTTATTAACCAACACTTTAAGGACTGAAATGAATATCGCTGACTCTATTCCACAAAAGAGTTTTCAACGTACAGACTTTACCCTTTGGCAAAGGGAGAACTTAGAACAGTTTGCTATTGAAGCTTACGAAAAGATCCAAGATCTAGAACAACTTCTTAAGTCGGTTCACCGAGCTTGGCAACAAGAAGTAGCTACCAAAGCAACTCACTGAGTACTAGGGTATCAAACTCATCCTGTGTGATGTTCTTAGGAACATCTACACCAACAAGAGCCTTCTGTATGTCTTCATACAGGAGGCTTGTTGCTTTATGGGCGTTGATGATGTCGTTATTAGCAACACCATCCCCAAGAGTTATAACGTGGTTATAACCTATGCAAAGTTGACCCCTAGTGTTCTTATAGGGGCGAGCTTTAAACCCCACAGTTTCTTTTACAAACTGTAGGGCTTCATCAGAGATCTGCATTAGCTATTAAGCAAGACCAATTTCGCCTTCAGCTTCAAACGTCAAAGACGTAGCAGCCGAAGCACCACCAACCAAAAAGTCGGTAGAGTCAAGACGAACCATACCATACCAATCAACATAGCTGTTGGCAGGGATAGACGTACCAAAACCCATAAAGGCGTTAGACGAAGAGGGTGTAGCACCTGAAGCACCAATAGCCATAGTAAAAGTAACAGCACCAGAGGTCACGTTGGTAATACGAACGTGACGCAAGATGATGTAAGGCTGTGTCTGAGTGTAGCCAACAGGTCCAGACAAGGACGTGATGTTACTGTTCAGAATGTTGGTTGTCAGGGTAGTCGTAAGGGCAACTGGACCCGAACGAAAGACTTTATTAGCTGCCATTTAAAAAACTCCTAGACGCAAAATTAAGGTAGGAAAATACTAGCGTCATTGTATTATCCCAGAAAACTTAGTTTAACAGCAAACAGTTGTTTGGAACATAGTTCATTTGAATCCAATTAGTACCGTCAGATACTAGTAGCGTAGCATCTCCAACAGATGCAGCCAATATAGCCGTACCTGCTGCACCACCACCTACAGGAACTACGTTGCTCGATGCAGACACAAGTGTAAATGCTTGGTAATTTATAAAGTTAATTGGTCTACCTGGATAAGCTGATGCTGCAGGAAGAGTTACCGTGCAGGTAGATCCAGATTTGTTATTAATAACATAAGTGTCAAACACACCTAAAGTAAAGTTAGCAGTCTTAGTAACAGGTACAGACCAAGCAATAGAGCTATTAACAGGAACAGTGGGGGCCGTGAGCATAGGCTCATCGGGTTCAGGAACTTCAAAATATACAGAAACTCCAGGTAATCCCTGAGTACCTTGAACACCTTGTGTTCCTTGAGGACCCTGAATCCCTTGAGGTCCAGGAACGGGCATACTGTCTTGTCCATCTTCACCGTCAAATGGAAGAACTGAAATACCTGGAGTCCCTTGTGTGCCCTGAATTCCTTGTGGTCCTTGAATCCCCTGATTACCTGGAACTAGAAACATTTCAGGATCTTGTGAGTCTGCTTCTAAGTAAACAGCGGGACCCTGTGGTCCTTGTGGACCAGTATTTCCAGTAGAACCTTGTATACCTTGGTTACCCTGAACAAGGAACATGTCCGGCTCTTGAGAATCCGCTTCTAAATAGATAGCAGGACCTGCAGGACCCTGTGCTCCCGTATTACCCTGTACGCCCTGAGAACCTGTAGCACCAATGGGACCTGGTATTGGTTGTCCGTCGTCACCGTCTAAGCCATCGGTAACAAATACTGCAACACCAGGAACACCCTGTGCTCCAGTGTTCCCAGTAACTCCTTGGGGACCTTGGGGTCCAGGAATTACCATACCATCATCACCCTGATCTCCGTCAATACCTATAGGGTTTGCAGCAGTTCCAGGTAAACCTTGAGTGCCTTGCGGACCTTGAATACCCTGTGGTCCTGTAGCACCAGTGGGGCCAGTATTACCTTGTGGTCCTTGACTTCCTGGTACTAAGAACATGTCTTGTTCTTGGTAGTCAGCTTCGAGGTAAACTGCCGGACCCGCAGGTCCCGTTGGGCCAGCTCCACCAGTAGTCCAAACAGGAGCACCGCTACCAGTAGATGTCAGTACTTGTCCAGAAGTACCGACATTTGTGAAAGCGTAAGCACCACCATTACCATAAGCTACAGCACCAGCTCTAGGTGTAGCAAACCCATTAGTACCGCCGTACTCAATGTCTAATGGAGCAGCAATCTTTACGCTAGTAAAAGACCCCGTAGAAGGGGTAGTAGAACCAATAGCCGTGTTGTCAATAGCACCACCAGTAACAGCTATTCCATCAGAGTTCTGAGAAGACAGCGATCCGTAGACTCGGTTACTAAGTCTTTGGAACCAATCTCTCCACTGAAAGTTTTCCCCAATAGGGGACTGTGGAATAGGTGTGTTGCTATTAGGTTTGTTAGCCATGATTACTTGTACTTAACGTCTTTGCAATAGCCGTTCTTTTGCAGCTCAGGCAACATCTTCTCAAGCTTCTCACCAATGTCATCTCGTACCATAGGAGAGTTGATCATGTGAATCTTCTTCTTGAACGTATCGTATGCTTTGCACTTAGCATCATCAACAGTCTTGCCGACACCAGAGACAGTCAACACATAAGAACCAGCAGTCACCAAGCAAGGCTCGGTGTTCTTACCGTCCTTACCAGGACTAAAACCCATCTTAACTTCTGACAGGTGGATGTTCTTAGTAGCATCTTCCATAGTCAAGTCAAAGATAGGATACCCAGTGTTCTCCTTCTTCTTAACGTTGCTATAGGGATAGTCAGGTTGAGATACAACAATACCGCAAGCAATGTCTTCTTTAACCTTAAGAGTATCTCTACCATCAAGAGAGTCAAGCATCCACTGCACAGGATCACCAATGTGAAGAGCTTGTTGGATCTGAAACAGAGGCCAACCAGGACGAGTAGTAAACTCTAGAGGCCAGGGATTACCCTTATTATCAATGATACAGTTGACATCAATGTAGCCAGAGTAACCAATGCCGTGAAGAAAGTCTTCAAGGGGTTTAAGAACCTTGTCAGCCAACAAAGACTTCTGGGTGTAACGCATAACAGTACCTTGCTCACCAGTAGCAGGACCGTAGTCACCAGACATTAGCTTCTTAAACTCCCAGTTCTCAAGGAAGTGTTTAGAGAAGCCACCCAAACCAAACCAACCACCAACAGCCATCTCAGATCCAGCGTGGAACTCTTGGAGAACAAAGTCGCCATCATAGGCATTGCTCTTCTTCCACTTGTTCAACATGAACACCATGTCTCGCCAGTCTTTAGAGCAGTAGCTAAGAGCCTTGTCTCCGTCACCAATAGGTTTAGACACAAAGCGTTTGTCTTTGTTACTAAGAACGTGAGAGATAGCTTCATCGTACTTAGAAAACTTCATGGTAGGAATAATTGGGATACCAGCCCTCTCAAAAACAGCAGCTCCGTACTCCCGATCCTGTTCCCAACGAGCACCTTCTACATTGCAACCATAGATAGGGTAGCCCTTACGGTGATAGCTTTCAAGCTTATGAATGTAACGACTGTTATCAGTAACAAAGATGAGGTCAGCCCAGTTCATACTGGGTTCCCAATCAGCTACCTTCTTGAAACAGTCCATACCATCGCCGTTCTCACAACGGCTACCATCAAAGTTGTTACGCATGTACACACGTACTTCATGACCATAGGCAGCAGACTTGATAGCCAAGTCCATAGAGAAGCCACAGTCAAACTGGTCAATGATTAGAAGTTTCATTGTTGATCCCAACCTTTTTCCTTAGCCTTCTCTTTGTAACGTTTAGCAGCTTCTTTAAGTTGCTTCTCACGTTCGGCTCTTTGTTGTTTACGTTGTTCGGCAGTGCCACCATAGATGGGAAAGCCTAATGTTCCCAGTAACGCTCTCTTAGCACCTTCTCCTTCAGGAGCAGTACTAGCTGCTGATACTTGGAAAGGCACAGCCATTTTACCTACAGCTTCTAATCTACCAACAGCACTGCGGTCAACTAACTTAGGGGCATCAGGAGATGCGTACTCTAAACCACCAATACCAACAATAGCAGCTTTAGGTATAAACCCTAACTTGTTAGACAGGGTTTTATCTGGATCAGCAATCCAGTGATACGGTTCCATAGCGTGCTTCATAGCTTGCATAGACGTACCATCAGGCCACTCAATGCGAGTTGCATCTTTGTTTTCCCAGATGGGTCTATTAGCTGTCATCATGTTGATAGCATTCAACAAAGTGAAGTAAGTCAAAGCAGTCTTGAACTGATACAACCTAGCGTAGTCTGCTTTGGTTGTAGGAGCCATCATGCCTTTAATGCCTTCTACAGGTTGCCACTTAGTTGGGTTGAGGTCTTTAGGCAGAGCAGCAGTAAAGGCACGAAGAGTTGAGATAGTCCAGTCAGGAGCAAACAATGCTAATTGCAATGCTCTACGACCAGCAGGGTTATATGCAGCCATAGCAATACGTTTACCCATTTCAGTACGAGCAGACGTAGCAGCTTCAAACCAATTTAAACCACCAAAGGAGTCATTGACAAAGTTAGAGATCTCTTTACGAGCTTTAGTCTCATCAAACGGTTTACCTTCTTTAGCAGCTTGGATACGGGCCTTCTCTAAATAGCCTTCTGCAACCATTAGCTTGCCACCAGTGTGCAAGTAGTCCCAGGTAAACTTATCAAACAAACCAAGGGTAAGCTTCTCAGTAGCACTCAAAGACTTCTCAAGGATACGAGTACGAGGACCAAACTTAGCAATCATTTGATCAGCAAACTTACCGCCTGCAGCAAGCAAACCTTGAGATACATCTTCAGGCATCTCTAACTGAAGACCACCTTCTCGAATCCACTTGTCAGTACTGTCACCCAGACCACCGTTACGGAATTGATCAAGAGCTTTAGTGATAGCAGCGTTCTTTGTTCCTAGTAACTTATCACCAGCACTAAGAGCTAACTCTTTAGCAGGAGTCCAAATAGGAATGCCTGTACTAGAGATAACTTCTAACAGAGACTTAGCGTGGAAGAACGATCCGATAACGTTAATGCGTTTAGCAGCTTGAGAGATAGTCCCCAATGCTTTCATCAAGTCACCAGGACCAGAGTCAAACACAAACTTCAATGGAGCAACCAGGTCAGGATGCACGGCATAGCCAGCAAATTGGGGACTCTCCATCATTTCCCAACCTTCTGGTTTAGCTTGCTCTTTAGTTACTTCACGTATCAGAGACTCACCGTTGACATTACGAACCTGTTTTAAGTTATCCACAAGAGTTTTGTTCTCAATTGCTTTTTGCATTGAGCTTGCGTACTCTTTATAGATCTCTGCAATGTCTTTAGTCTTAATCTGTAAGCGCCACTGACTATCACCCTTAGCAGCAATACGAGAGTTAGCCTCATTGATAAAGGCTTCTAAGTCAGCAAAAGTTTTAAAGACACGTTGCTTACCAAACTTAGACTCGGTGGTCATGCCACGCATAGCACCAGCTTCACTAGGTGTTCCTAGTAACGCTTGAATAAACTCTTCACGAGCACCCTTGGGAGCACCAGCCCAATCAATGATGTGGGTTACGTAGTCTTCAAGCAGACCTTTAACGACACCCTTCTCAACAGCTTTCTCACCAATTGCTTTAACAAGCTCTTGGTACTTCTCAGCAACCTTAACTTCTTCTGGGCTAAGACCAGAGAGATCACCTTTGTCAACAGCCTCTGCAATGGCTTCTCTACGAGCAGCATCGGGGATAGCTTCAGCCATCCGTTTAGCTTCGTTGTGGATGATACGAGCATCAGCCATTTTGTTGTTGATATTCATACCAACAAACTTTTCGGTTTCTTTAATAGGTTCTAACCAAGACTTTTGATACTCTTTAAATCCTTCAAAGAACTTAACAGCATCTACTTCACCATGTTTGGCATAGATGTCTGCAGCAATGTCATACATCTCCTGCTCATTAGCAACATCACGAGGAGAAGTTTTAGTGCGATCTACAGGAGCTTCTTTAGGTGGCTCAGGGGGTAGCTCACCAGATGAGCTAGC